CGGCGTGCGGGGTTGGGACCCCATCGCTGCTGGCCGTGAACACGCCGAGCGGCTGGCCGGCACCCGAGCCGGTCAAGTACGCCTTTTCCTGCGTGATCCCGAGCTTGTACGCCAGCCGCTGATTGATCAGCGAAACGACATCGGGCGCATTCCGGGCGAGCGTCTTGGAAATCTTGACGCGTTTCGCCATCGGGTGCGGCTCCATCTCGCGCTTGCCAAGCTCGATGTCGTCCTCGCTGCCGGTGCCAAGTTCGACCGTCCAGTCGAAATCATCGAGGTCGGTGTTGAGCGAGACAGCACCGAGACCTTGGTAGCCGGTTACGAACTTGCGGGCGAGGCCGCGAACGTGCGATTGGTTGTCGAGGTCCTTGATCAGGTCCGCGACCATCGTCGCCGGGGCGAGCATGTAGCCGCCACCGACGTCGTTATCGGCCTGCAACGCGCGCTCCTCGCGACGGTTTTCCGCGGGAATCAGGCCGCTGGTGACGCGCCCACCGCTGCGGATGTACGCGCCAAACGCTTTCGCGTAGGCGGCGTTAGCGCGCTGCGTCTTGCCGAAGGCGCGCATTGCGGCGCGGCGCTCGCGGTCAGCGAAATGAAATGCGCTACGCTGCGTCGCCGGAACTAGCGCCGTGCCGAACAAGGCGCGGAGGTGCGGAGGGACTTCGGTGAGTATCTCCGGTTCGTCGCCATCGCCGTCCTCGTCTTCGTTCGCGCGCGTCTCGACGCCAGGGCGCTCCGTGTTACCACGAGTGTTGCGACCCTCCTCCTCAAGGCCAGCGAGCTGCTCTTCGCGCTCGATGGTGGCCTTGCGGGCGGCGACGTCCTTCATCAGGTCGTCGTATCTCTTCTGCTCGTCTGCGGTGAACGCCCGATTTTCCTTGCCGGCGAGGTCGTTGAGCGCGCGAGCCTCGTTCACGACCTTCATGCGGTCGGCTTTGAGTTGATTGATCTTCGTAATCGTCACGGTGGACTCCTTCGAAATGGTTGAGTGGTTGAACTGCCGGGACGCGTGCCGGGCTCGACGGAGCCGCCACACTCGCACCTCGTCGGTCGATCCTCGCGATGGCGGGACCGGAGCCGGCGCAGTGCTGGCTTTGTGCGGGTTGATGCGTCCGTCCGCCGAGTCACGCGCGCAATCAATTAGACGCCGCTATATCACAACTTTTCCATTTCGCCTTTCAGCGGCCCCAAATAAAACAGAAACCCGCGGGCAACGCATCGCCCGCGGGTCCTGTCGGCTCGTCGCACGCTACCCCAAACGTGCTGGCCAAAAGTGTGGCCCCGTCGCTTACTTGTCGGCTGGGCGAACCAGCGGGCGGTAAAACCACCCGACGACGCGAGTCGTCCCAACCCCGCCCTTTGTGCGTTCAAAGTCCCCCTTCTTGACGAGTTTATTGGCCCGATAGGCGGTCGTCGTAATGCTGACGTTCCATAGCGCTGACAAAGTCGACGTAGACCTGTACCCCTCCGCCTCCAGTGATTCGGACGTCCGCATCGGCTCGCCGATGTACTTTTCCCACACGGCGTCCCAAGGCTTCCGCCCACGACTAACGCGCACCGTCTTCTGGTCCTCAGAGAGTGATGGCCTTGGCTTGCGGGGCTTCATATATGCGCCGATGGATGCGCGGTAGTTGGCCGTACTCGACGCCGCGCCAGTCGAGAACGTAGATGCCCGGCTTACATTTCGCCGACGGCACGACCTTGTGACCGTGACGCGTCAACGCCTGCCACGCCGGGGTAACGATGCAGATACCCTCGTTCGTCGCGACGTGGCAACCTACATGCCGATGCGCAACCGCCAGGACCTGCGTCATCCGTTCTCGGTTTCGGACGGTATTAAGCTGCTCGGCCGCCAACTCCATGCCGGGGCCGTTCGTCTCCAACCACGGCCTGGACGTTGTGCCGATGTGATGCCGCGCGACAAAGCGCACGCCGCACACGTCGAGCACCAATCTATCGAATACGCTCCGGCCGGTTTCCGGATTCTTTTCGGCGTGCAATGCTACACCCAGCGAAGCCTCCGTGTCGCCGGTATGGCACTCGGTACCCTTTGTGAGGAACACGCGCTCGGCGCGAGTTGACAACGGCTCAAGAATGGTCCGCGCACACTCGACGTGATCGCCAAGCCGCTTGCTTATTATTTGGTCGGTGTGGTGATGGTCCCCCTCGACAAGGTCGCCGTTGAGGACAAGTGCGAAATCGTCCGTTCCTACTATGCCAGACAGCCACGTGTTCGCATGCATCCAGCATTCCCAAAACCAGCGTTGAACGGCATTCGCCTCGACGACGTTGCCGTCGCTCATTTCGAACCTAGGCGGCATGATCGCAACCGTGCTGCCGGCGTGAATATCCGAGATAATTGCGATGAGCTCGATGCCGCGTTTCTTGCGCAATGTGCCACGCATCATGGCTGATGTCGGCGTTCCAATTCGCGGCGAATCCACTGAACATCGTTTCGCATAACTGCTATATCGGTCTGCGCGGCCTCAAGCACCCGGAGGCGTGCATCGACCGCCTTGATGGCCGTTTCATGCGTGGCGACGTCGCTTTTGGTCGCGGCTACATCGGCGCGAACCCACGTCCACGCCGCAGCGCCCGCGGCCGCCGTGATGACGAGCGCGACCAGCGCGCCAAGCGATATTCTCCAGCGCGAAGCGCTATCTATGAGCGGTGACCGCGTGTCATTCACTTCGTCGCAGTGGCCGACTTCAGCGCAGCGCCGATAAGCGCTCCGGTTGCCTCGGCATGGCTGTTGCTGTAGCTGCCTATCGTGAGCGTCTTGTCGCCAGCTTTCATCGACACGTCGCCGAACTGCTGATTGGTCAAGAGCGTCGTGCGCGAGAACTTGGCACCAGTGGGGTCCGTGTACGTGGTGGACGTGCATCCGGCGAGCGCCAGCGAGATAGCGAGTGCGGTCAGCGTTTTCATGTTTCGGCGAGCTGCCGTTCCTTCTGGTTTTTGTTCCACGCGATCCACCCGCCCATGCGGACGGCCTTGTGCAAAATGTGCCGGCGGTGCCACGGAATACCGAGCGCCTCCATCGCCTCAAGGAACACGCGATCGGCCTCCGCGCGCGTGCACGGCTGGTACCAGTAAAGGTAGTCGTGAACTACAGCGGCCTCGGTATAATCGCCGTCAGGCGGATAAATGGACCAGAACACGCGCGGGATCGACGCGTAATCTGTTTCGAAGCCAGACGAGACAGTGACCTCGCCCTGTGTTGGCGATACAAACGCAAAGTCGCCAAGCAGCCGTCCGCGGCGCGGTGCCGTACGTCTAATATCCACCCTACCGAGGGGAAAGGCGCGCGGGTTGATCATGGTCACGGGTTGTCTCCGATTACGGACGATGACACGAGCACTCGGTCGTAATAGGCGGCGATGTTCAGGCCCGATAGTCCGTTGATGTATGCACGCTCAGCGTCTGTCGTGGCGTTGCCGTTCGTGAGGCTCGCGTAATTGTTGCCGCTGGTGGGCCGCACGCCATTGGTCGAAAACCCAACAGATGCCTGGGCATTCGCGCCGGTGCCCTTCGTATACGAAACCCACACGTGGTAGTTCGTATTATCGCTCAGCGTGCCGACGGTAGTAGAGCCTGGCGCGCCAGCACCACGCACGCTCAACGTGCCGTCTGTGTTCAGGACTATGCTGACGACGGCGGCGTCGGAAGAATTGCGCAGCTGCGCGATGAATTGTGCAGAACTCGGAGTCCCGTCAGCCGTCTGGAACAGGAAATAATAATAGCACGTCGACTGAGCCGTGAAGGCTTTCCAAGCTGTGAGCGTTCCGAAGCCTTGGCTTCGCCCGCAGAACGAACCTTGCAACGTCGGGCTGCTGATGTTCCACGTCCACCCGCTCGACACGGTCCAACCGGACGGAGCGGAGCCGGTCTCAAAATTGTCCTCAAGCAGATACGCGGATGCGGCAGGCGGACTGCCTCCGAGAAGAGCCGCGATATTCGCCGCGCCGCACGGCGGCACCATCAGAGTGAACGCGAGCAGGATGGATAGCGGCGTCTTCATTACGATCCCTGGGCCAGCGTACCCTTGTAACCGAGCGTGATCCAACGCGACCCGTCGAAGTACATAGCGACGTAGTTGCCCGCGCCGCTTGACAGCGTAATGCTCACCCCGCCGCTCTGAGCTGTGCCGTCGCGCACGATGATTTCAGTGCCGTTCGGGTCGATAGTGATGGTGAAGGCGCCGGTGTTGTATATCACAACGTTCATCCCCGCCGCGCCGGCCGGCAGGTCTATTTCGCCAGTCGCACCGTAGTGCAGGATAGTCCCGTACGCATCGGCTGCGGCGAGCGAGTATGGGTTCGTCGTCGTCGGGCTAGCGAAAGTGCCAACGATTTGGGCGGCGTCGTAATCGCTGCGCGCTGCTGCCGTGAACGCGCTCGTGCCGTTGCCCTTCAAGATGCCGGTCAACGTCGTCGCGCCGGTTCCGCCCTGCCCGACTGCAACGGTGTTGAGCGCGGCCGACAGAATCTTGCCCGACGCGTCGGTCAGCGTTGTCGGCCCGCTGCCGGCAGCAATAGTCCCGGTAGTAGTCAGGTTGCCGTCGACATCGACTCCCGCTGACGTGAACGTGGCAGAGAGTCCCATCGATCCGTTTGTCGCGGCGCGAATTTCAACGCTGCCATCTTCACTCGTCGACGTCGGATCGACGATGTTGGTTCTGATCGCTCCGTAGGCTTGCGCATTATCGGCCGAATCCCGCCCGCCAAATTCCATCTGGATCGCATCCGCAGCCGTCTTTGCGTTGCTATTGATCGAAAAGACCGTCGCCAATCCGAGCCCGTCGACGCTGCCGCGCGTGACCGCAGAACTGCCGTTGCTGCCAAAGGTCAACGTTCCGGCGATATTACTCACTCCAGTGCCGCCCACCGTGAGCACGCCACTTGTCGTCGTCAGCGCGGTAAACGTGCCGGCAGCCGGCGTTGTGCCGCCAATCGCGCCCGGCGCGGCAAACGTCGCGCCATTTAGCGTCGAGGCGTTCAGGTTCGCGACGTTGGTCGTGCTCGAAACAACAAAGGGAGCCGAGCCCGTCGCGACCGTTGAGGTTATTTGCCCGCTGGCTGAGAGTGTCGTGAAAGCGCCGGTGCTCGGAGTCGTGCCGCCGATGGCGCCCGGTGACGGAAATGATGTAACGTTGGCCGTGCCATCAAAGGAGCTGCCGCCGATCGTGCGTGCGGTTTGCAGCGCCGTCGCGGTGCCCGCGTTTCCGCTCACACTCGTCTGGTCGCCGGTGTTCGTGCCGGAACTCGTGCCGCTAAAGTTGCTCGCGCTAAGCGCACCTGTTGCCGATAGCGTGCCGTCGACCGCGACGCCTGCCGCGGTAAACGTTGCCGACAACCCGACCGATCCCGCCGCTGCTACGCGCACTTCAAGTTCAGCATCCTCGCTGCCGGCCGTCGGGTCGGTGATCGTTGTCCTCAGAAGCGAATAATTCTGCGCGGCGCTCGCGGAGTCTTGGGCCGAAAACTCAAGCTGCAGCGCGTCCGACGCACTCTTGGCGTCGCTCTTGACCGAGAACACCGTATGGATGCCCTGGCCGTTCATGCTCGAACGCGTCACGGCGGCATTCCCGTTGCTGCCAAATGTCAGACTGCCAGCGATACTGCTGGCCAGCGAACTCGATACCGTGAGCGGGCCGCCTATCGTCGCGGCGCCACCTGTAACAAGCACGCCCGCTGTCTTGATGTTTCCGGTGCCGCTGATGCTCGTGTAATCGTCAGTGCCAGCGAGGATGTTGCCGCGCTCGTCAATGCGAACGAAGTTAGGCAATTCGCCGCTTCCGACGGTCAGCTTGCGCTTAACCGTGAGATCGCGGCCGATGAACCCGTCGTGATCCGCCGCGATCGAGTTATCCACCTTCAGCGGAATATACGGGAGATCAAATCCGGGGTTGGCCGAATCCACCGCGGCGAGCGTGGGCGAGTAATAACTGACGGAAATAACGCCGGTCGTGGGCTTGAACCGCAGAATCATCATGTAGTGCGCAGCGACCGCAGAGTCCTGATAATTCACAAACAACTGATGCGTTACGGCGCCGGTCGTCGCTGAAATCTCGCTCGCGCTCGCGGTTTTAGCACCGTCGATGAAGTGGCCGCTCACAATCATCCGAACATTCGAATACGGTTTCGCTAGCGCGTTGTATAGGTCGTCGCCGTTGTAATCGCTTCCCAAACTGTAAGCGTTAGGCCCGTACGAGTCCGCATCCAGAACACGCGTGCCTGTGTTCTTCAGGTGCGAATGCGTCGTGATGATGATATACGCAGTCGGGTTCGCCGCGATGATGCCTTGCGCCCACGAGATCGCCGCCGCCCGTGGATGAAACTCTACCGCGAGAATCAGGAACGTCGTGCCGCCGTTGGTGAACGTGTAATAATAGTTAGCGTGCGAGCCTGTCGGGTAAGTGGTGCCACCGAGACCGGCTTGCCCGGAATGATACGCGGTGCCAAACTTCGAGTCGAAAGTCGTTGTATCACGCGACGATGGCGCCGACGACGCGTAGTCGTGATTGCCCACAACCGGCATCACTATGATTCCTGCCGTCTTCGCTATGTTGTAAGCCGTGACAGCCCGGTCGAACTGCGCGGTTTGCGCATCTCCGGTGATGTCTCCGACGCTGATGACGGCTTTGACGTTCTCTGCGACCTTGTTGTCGGCCGCCCACTGTAGCTGCGCAACGAGAACATCGTCAGACGTGTTGTCGGCCGTGAGAGTTTGCGAATCAGGAATAACGACGATCGCGAAGTCGGCATCCGTGGTCACGGGACCATCCGAAAGGATCGCGCCCTTCAGTAAGCCTGTGTCCGAGAGAGTCAGCGCCGAAGTCTGTAGTAACTTCCCTGTAGTGCCATCGAATCGCGGCAGTCCGTTGTCTGTCGCCGAAGATGGCCCGACGAGGTCGCCAGCTCCTGCTGAGGTCCACGACAGAACACTGCCGTTGTTTGAAAGAATTTTCCCGCTCTGACTGGCGAGCGACGGAATATCTAGCCGGGCCGGAAGCGTAAGCGTAGCCGAAGAAATGTTCAGTGACGCTCCCGACAGAAACGTCATTGTTGCGCCACTAGGCACGGTGGTCGTGCCCTGAAGACGGCCGTCGTTAATGAGCTGCGCCGCATACGCCGTACTGCCAAACTGCATAAGTGCGACAGCCAGCAAGAAAAACGCTCGAATAATCATGGCACAGCAATCCAGTTGAGTTTGTACCCACTCGCGGGAATCGCGCCGCCGAAGCGCGCCGTGAATCCCGACGCCGTCCACGAGGGGTCCACTGTGACGGAAATCACGTAGCCGTCGGTCGGCGCCACCACGACCGCGACCACCGCAGTTGGTGCACTGCTGAATGCTGGGGTGAAGGTGACGGCCTTCGTCGTATCGTTCTCGCTCAGGCTCGTGCTTCCGCGTTGCAGCCCGAGCGCCGCGGCAGTCGGCGACAGGTCTCCGGCATTGTTTACGCCCCGACGCACCGTCGCAGCGATCTGTGTATGCGTCAGTCGCTTCGTGCCAGCGGAGTTCGTCACTTCGACCTCGAAGAACATCGGCGTTGTGCGCTGGCCGGTCCCGATGTTGTCGTCGAAATAGTCCGACAGCTCCTCTGTATTCAGCGAGAACGCCGCAGTCGCTACTTCTCCCGACAGCGAATGAGTCGTCGAACTCGCCAGCAGCGACGAGCCTGGAAACGCCTTGAGACCGCATCGCATGACTGCGGCCGAGGCGAGAATAGTCGACGTTACTAGCGCCCCGCTGGTGACGAACCGAATCGCAAGGTCGGGAATGTCGCCTTGCGTAAGCACCAGCGATGTCAGCTTCGGACCGGTCAGGGTTCGGCTGATTTCGCCCGTCGCCGTGTCGATGAATAGATCGATTGTCACTCGGCAGAGGCGAGATCGAGTTCACGCGCTCGGATGACGGTCGCATTGGGGTTAAACGTTGGCTGTGTCGGTTTGCGAAGCCCGCGCAGCTCGCGCAGTGCAACCTCGGTTGCGGCATACGCTGGGTACGTGACCGGGCTCACGTCATAGAGCCGTGCACACCCGCCCTTTTTCAGCGTTCGCGTGACGATGCCGTTCTCGACTACGAGGCGATCGCCGTCGTCGGTTATGCGGAATGCGAAAGAGCTCTGCGTCACGTCGCCGCGGTCGATCGAAATGCCGAGGTCACGCGCGTAGCTGATTTCCGATGCCTCGCAGTCATAGCCGAGACCGGTCGCGTCCTGGGACACTCGGCACGTCCCCTTGCCCGCCTTGCTGCGGCCAAGTATAAGGTTCTGGTCGTGGTTGAACAGACAGCGGATGTCGTCGTTAAGCACGTTGTCGAAAAATCCGGCATCGATAACCTCGAAGTACGGATAATCATCAGAGCCGAAGTTCTCCGATTTGCTGTTGAACACGGCGGCATAGCCACGAAACCCACCTGGCTTCCCATCGGCGGCGGCCCGCCGCTCCACCATGCCAGGCGTGAATCGCCGCTCAACCCCGTCGGTCGCCGAGCTACGAAGGTGCGCGCGAACCTTGGCGATGAGGTCGGCGTCGGAAGTGGGAACGATGATGTTCATGCGGCGAGAAGCGCGAGCGCGCGGTTGCTGAGTTGTGCGCCACGCGTGGTGTCCCACGCTGCGGCGAGTGCGTTGAATGTTTCGGGCGCGTTGCGCGTGCCCTCGACGATGCGCTGATGCTCGGCGCAAATCTCGTCGGCGAATGCGCGCACCACCTCGCGCCGGCCGAGTCCTTCGAATATTGGACCAACGTTTTCAGCAATGTACTCGCGGTGCTCGACGTAGAATTGCGCTAGATCGCTGACCGGCAGACCGCGTTTATGTAGCGTTGCCAGGGCCTTTGATTCCTTGCGCACGGTGCGCAGGCAAGCTGCCGTCAACGCAGGAATCAATGCAGCGCGGACGCCTTCCTGTTTCTGCTCCTGCGATGGCGGCTTGACGTTCTTGCCGAGCATGTCGAGCGGCACGAAACTCGACTGCATGGTGTAAATGTCGCCCCCCTTGCCTTCGGGCAAAGGGTTCGTGTTCTCCATCGCGCGAATCTCGTCGACAGACAGCCACCCGTTTTGGCGTGCGATCTGGAACGCTTCGTACCTGCTTTTGATGTCGCCGCGCAGCAGCGCGTCTATATTAAGCTCAAAGAAATATTCTCGCCGCTCATCGGGCAACAGCAGCGCCCGATTGTACCGTTGCTCATGGCGAGCCAGCCACGGAAGCATGGTGTGAATCACGAATTCAAGCGACTGCTGCTCGATGTTGCTGAAGGTCGCTTTTTCCAGGTCCGCGATCATATGCGGCGGCATGCGAAACAGCCGCGCGATCTCATTTGTCTGGAACTTGCGCGTCTCAAGGAACTGCGCGTTCTCGTGGTTGATCCCAATCGACTGCCAAGTGCCACCGTCCTCCAGCAGGATCGGTTTGTGCGAATTGTCTACGCCTTGGTACTTCTCAGCGAAGGAGTCGCGAAGCCGTTTGAACTGGTCGTCCTTGAAATTAACCCCCTGCGGAAACTGAATGAAGCCGCTAGGTGTCGTGCCGTTCGCGAAGAACTTAGCCCCGTGCGTCTCAGTCGCGACAGCCAGCCCCATCGCCTCACGTGCGAGCGTAATCGGATCGTAGCCGCAAATACCGTTGGTGCCCAACCCGCGAACATGCAGTATTTCGTCGGCCCTGAATGTGCGTGCCGGCCGGCCATCCGTCGGCGAGTAGACGTAAACGAGCTCGTCGGTCTTTGGCAGTCGCTCCGGCTTCGTGCGGTCCGGATGCAGCGGATTGATTTCCTTCACCCGACCGTCGCCGCCGAATGTCAGTTGGGCGTATGAATTGCCGCGGAGCGCATTGTGCCCCATGCTTGTCTCGCGCAGCTCCATCGAAGTCATTTCGATGTTAGGCGAGTCATGCATTAGCCAGTACAGCGGATGGCTGGTGGCCCGCTCCTTGCCGCCGTTCGGCAACCGCCGGTACAGGTGCAACGGCAGAGACCCCAGCGTCTCGGCAAGAATGCGGACACACGCGTACACCGCGATGATGCGGATCGCGCGATCGGCGTTCACGCGTATGCCCGTGGCCGATGGTCCGCCGCCGAACATGTCGAGCAGCCAGGCGCGCGGATTCGAGACGAACGTCTCTTCGCTGGCGCGGCGCTGAATAAGACGCGAAGCGAGGCTCATTTCGCGGTCGTGTCCTGCGGCGGCATCGTGACCGGCTCTGGCCTGATCGAGTCCAGAAACAGAAGCGCGCCTGTAACCACGAACGCCGACGGAAGATGCAGCGCCGCGAGCCCGCCGAATATCATCGTGAGGCCGGCAAAGCCCTGCAACGCGCTTACGTCGAGCGCGGCAACCGCCATCGCGGCAGTGCGTGCGAAACTGAGAAGGCGCGAAAGCCATCGGCGGAACATGGGCAGGTTGCGTCTGCCCGATGGCATGCGTGCGCGCCTACGCGCCGGTCAAGGCATCGGTCGCCGCCGTATCACAACTTTTCTATTTCGGGTCCAATCCACCGGTAGTGGGTCCGTTTGAGCAGAGCCTCGGTGGGAAAGCCCGCAAGAAGCCCGATGGACGCCCGACCGTTAGAAGAAGCCGCCGAGGAAGCCGTTGAAGTCACCGGCGACGTTCCAGTCGCTGAGCATCGCGGGTTTCTAACCGTGGCCGAACCCCCGGTGCCTTGCTACGTTCTGAGCACGGGCATTCGTGTGATTGGCCGAACTTCTGCGACCGAAATGCTGACCGGGATTAAGGGGGGCGGCGCGCTCGAGAAATACATAGACGTTGCCTCACTTAAACCGTTCATAAACAAGGACAGAGTACTCGAGGAAATGGTTGCATTTCGCCTGCCGGAAGTAGAGGGCTTGGGGAAAGGCGGTGAAAGGCCTTCGGTCCGACGCGTTCATTGAGATGTGCCAAGGCTTCGTTTCTGCAATGAACGCCCATTTGTCGGGCCGGACATCGTCGCGTTGCTCGATTCTGCGCAGGAAAAAGCGGCCTGATTCAAACGGACCCACTACCAATCCACCCACCCGCCCCTATAGCGCCCGCACACCGCGGCGATCATACGCGCGCTCGACACCAGCCCCTAGCTTTGCCTGCCGGATGCCCATGATCAGCGCGACTATCCCGTCGATCTTGTTCTGGTCCCTCGCCTTCGTCGGATAGTAGTACTTAACCGATCCACCACCACGGGCCTCCTTCTTGATTACGTTCGACGCCATCCACGTCAGGACCGAATCGCCGGTGTGGCGCAACGTCGCAGCGGCGACCTGGGCCTCTAGCTCCTTCATCGGCTCGCTGAGAAACTCGGGGCTTTGCCGAATCTCGACGCGAGCAAAAGACGCCCATACGCCAACGCGGTTGATGAAGTCGGTGAGTTCCTTTGGGTCGTACGCCAGTTGCTTGACGTTGAATCGATCGGCCCAGGCGCGGAGATCATTTTCGACTATGGCAAAGTCGGTTCTCGCGCCCGGCGTCGCCACGAGCTCGCCGGCCGCGCGCCAGTTCCGGTAGTGCTGGTTTTGCGGCAGCGAGATCGTGTCTTCGGGCAAATAGTGCCGCGCAAACACCGCGAACCCGCCGTCGTCCTCGGGAAATACCGCAACGAGTGACGTCATGTCTATCTTCGCCGCGGCATCGATCGCGACCCAACACTCGGCATCCTCGAAATCCTCAATCTTCAGCGTCGCTTCGTGGCAGCGGCGCCATTGCTCCATGTTCAGCCAGCCATTCGCCGCGGCGACCCATAGGTTGAGATGCTTCGTCTTGAACGTTGCCTGCTTCGCGACATCCCGCACCGCGGCGCGCTGGTCCGGCAGAATGATCTCGGGGTTAACCGACACCCCCCAATTAGGATTCGCCATCCGCAGCGCCTTCTCGTCGGTCCACTTCTTCGGGTCGTCCACCGTCCAGATTATCGCGAAGTGCGTGTCGTCTTCTATTATGCCGTCGAGCAGCTTCTCGCACTCCGTCCAGTCGTCGAAGCACGGGCCGGCGATGTTGTCCCCGGCAGTCGAAATGACCAGTAGAAGCGGCTGCTCGCGCGCACCCATGCCGGTCTTCATGGTGTCGTAGTGCGTCGAGTCCATGTGCTCGTGGTACTCGTCGACGATCGCCAAGTGTGGCGACGCGCCATCGCCTGGCTTGCCGATGATGGGCTCGAACTTCGCGTTGTCCTTCTCGCGCACTAGCGACCGCGCGTTTATGGTCGCCCCGACGCCCTCCGGTAGCGCCGGCTCGTCGATCGCCATGCGGCGTGCCGGCCCAAACACCTCCCACGCCTGTTTTTCAGACGTGGCGCCGCAGTATATTTCGGCGCCAGGTTCATCGTCCTTCGCGAACATCCACCAGCCGATGATGCATGCCGTAGTCGATTTCGCGTTTTTCCGAGGGATGTATATCGACGCCCGACGAAAGCGACGCATCCCGTTCGCTTTCTTCACCCACCCGAAGATCATCGACAGCACGAAGCATTGCCATGGTTCAAGCGTGATGCGCGCCGCTTTGCCTGTCTTCTCGTCGCGCCGCGCCCACTTGCCCTTCACGTGCGGGAGCTTCTCGCCAAACGCGCACACGCGCTCGGCCTTCGCCGCGTCGAACCGGAACGGCCAGTCGCCCTCGGCACGCTTCAAGTCGGAGAGATGTCGCTGGCACGCCTTCCGCACCCACTTGCACGCGGGAATCTTTTTCGCGACGACGTCGCGTGCGTAGGCATTGGCCTTGTCGACGTGGGGTGTCATTGGGCGACTACACGGCTGCGAACTCGTTGGTCGGCTTATCTTCTTTTCTCGGCTCAGCCTTAACTTTTGATCGGGACGCCGGTGTCATGCCGAACTCGGCCGCGAGCGCGCGAATGATCGCCATGGCGTCCTTCGCAATCCCAACGGACGGATGCTTCACTAGCCCGCGTTCGGTCATCATCGTGATGCCGTCGCGGAAGATTTCGGCCTCTGCCTTTCGAAGTCGCGACACGGCCTGGCAGTAGGCGGCGAGGGCGGTCGACTCCACGCGCGACGTCACGCCGGCCGACTCAAGGTCGGGAACGACGCGGCGCCATTCCTCCAGTGCAAACGCGTCCAGCCAGTCCGGCGGATCGCCGATTCCCTTTGGCAATTGCGGCTCAAGCGCGCGCTCACGCAATCGCTGCGGGTTTTTTTTGAATGCTCCTGCGAGGTGCAGAATATTCGTCGGTTTTCGTACGCGTGGCATTGTTAATGGCAATTTTGTTATCGACTAACTAGCCCAAAACCCTCCAACACCCGATAGGGTGTGCCCGAAACCTTCGGGAAATGGGGACGTGAAAAAAAGGG